GACGTCTTGCTCGGGCGGTCGGCGTACGCACGACCGCCCGCGGCGGGCGCGACCAACTCGCTCGACTCGCCCGAGGTCATCCACGCGCGCGAGGCACTCGGCGGGCAACTCGGTCCGCCCGGGCGCACGCCGACTCGGCTGTACCTCGCCGACATCGAAAGCGCGACCAACGCCGCCGACCTCGGGCAAATCGGGCCAGCCGCGCAGCTTATGATTGCGGCGAAGCAAGACGGCGTCTTTGCCGGCGTACTGTCGACGCGTACCGACGGGCTCGTGCGGCTGCCGAAGCGGTTTCGCGGCGACGCCGAAATCTGCGCCGAGCTGCAACCGGGCAGCACTGCCGACTCGACCGGCAACGCCGACGCGCGGGCGCGCTTCGATGAGATGTGCCCGCAAAAAGAACTGGCACTGCTCGCCGCCGACGGCTTCACGCTCGGCATCGGCGTTGCCGAACTCGTGCCCGTCGCCGGTCGCGAGTGGCCCGTGCTCGTGCGGCGCGACCCGCAATTTCTGTTCTATCTGTGGTCGGACAACACTTGGTACTACCAGTCGGTTGCCGGGCTGTTGCCGATCACGCCCGGTGATGGTCACTGGGTCTTGCACTGTCCAGGTGGGCGCGTCTCGCCTTGGCAGAACGGTGCATGGCGTGCGATCGCCCGCGCGTACATCCGTAAAGAGACGGCGTCGCTACTCAAAGACAACTGGGAACAAAAGCTTGCCAACGCTGCGCGCGTCGCCGAGGCACCGCAAGCCGCGACCGAAGAGCAAGCGCAAGGCTGGTTCCAACGCGTTGCCGCTTGGGGCATCAACACCGTATTCAGCACGAAGCCGGGCTACACGGTGCGGCTGCTCGAAAGCAACGGGATCGGTTGGCAGTCGTACTCAAAGACGATTGAGGACCAAGACCGCGAGTTTCAGATTTGCGTTGCGGGTCAGACCGTCACGACCGAAGGCAAAAGCGGCTTCGTCTCGGCCGAGCTGTTTTCGACGATCCGCAGTGACTTGATTCAGTCGACCGGCGACGACCTCGCGTACACGGTCAACACGCAAGTGTTGCCGGCGTACGTGTACTACCAGCACGGCGAGCAAGCGTTGCTTACGCGCTCGGTCGTGATGGAATGGGACACAACGCCGCCGAAGGACCTCAACGCAACGGCGAGTTCGCTGGTCACCGCGGCGTCGGCGATCAAGACGCTCACCGAAGCGCTCGCCGCGCATAACGTGCAGCTCGACGTCGCTGAGTTGTGCGCGCAGCTCGGCGTGCCGACGGCGGGCGTGCTCAAAGCGGCAACAGTCGGCGCGAGCCCGAAGCTCGCGGCAGTCGAGCCCGAGCCCGCGCCGACCGAAACCATACAGGAAGCGGCATGAAATACGACGCGACCAAGCCGCTTCGAAAGTTTGAGCGCACGGGCATACTCGCCGTGCGCCCGCAAGCGTTCTTTGATTTCTTCGCCGAGCCCGCGTCGCGCGCAAGCGAGCTCGTCGGCGACGTCGAAATCGTCGACGTGTGCGGGCCAATCTCTCAACACGATGATTATTGGACCGACTCATTTGACGCGATACTCGGGCGCGTAGTCGTCGCGTGCGCCCGGCAAGAGACCAAGGCGATCGTGTTGCGGCTCGACTCGCCGGGCGGCGATGCGCAAGGCTGCATCGACTGCGCCCGGGCCATCGAGGCGGCGTGCGCGGTCGCGGGCAAGCCCTTGTATGCCTACGTCGACGGGCAAGCGTGCTCGGCGGCGTACGCGCTCGCGTGTGTCGCCGAGCGCATCTACATCGGCACGACCTCGTTTGCCGGGTCGATCGGTGTGGCGCTCGCGCGCGAAGACGTCTCGGCGCGGCTCGCGCAAAACGGTGTGCGGGTCGCGGTCATCGCCTCGGGCTCGCGCAAGCTCGATGGCAACCCGAGTCAGCCGATTACGGATGACGAGCTGCGCGCGCAGCAAGAACTGGTCGACGCCATGGCGGGCGCGCTCTTTGAGCACGTGGCGACGCACCGCGGGTTAGCAGTCGAGGCGGTCGCCGGCTTCGATGCAAGAGTGTTCGCGGGTAAGTCGGCGATAGTCGCCGGGCTCGCCGATGAGCAAGCGCCGATGAGCGCGTTGCTCGCTGACATACAGAACGGAGCTATCAGCATGACCGCCATGGAAAAGGCGCGGGCGGCGCTCGAAGAGGCATCGAAGTCAGATGATGCCGCGGTCGCCAAACAAGCCCGCGCCGCACTTAGCGCGATGGATGAAAAAGACGAGCCCGCCGCTGCAAGCGACGACCCGCCCGCACACGAAGAGCCCGACGGTGATGAGCCCGCCGCCGAAGGCGACGACCCGCCCGCCGATGACGACGACAAGGACAAGGACAAGCCCGCTGCGCGCGGTGTGAACTCGGCGGCGTTCATCGCGGTGACACAAGCGCTCACCGAAATGCAAGCCAAGCTGCGCAAGCTCGAAGCGGCGCAAGCGTCGAGTGAGCGCACGACGCTTATCGCGTCTCGACCCGACTTGCCCGCCGAGCTCGTCGCGACGTTCGGTCACCTCACGACCGACGAAATCAAAGCGGTCATCAAAGCGATCCCCAAGGCGACGATGCCGCTCAAGCCGGTCATCACGACGTTGCCCGTGCCACAAGGCAAGACGCACGGCATGCCCGGGCGCACGTTGCCGCCCGACCAGCAAGCCAAGCTCGACGCGCGTATGGGTCTCGCGCCCGCGGCGAAGCTCGTCAACAAGCGCATCGGAAACACGACCTTCGTCGGCGTGCCCGAAGACTATCAACTGCCGTCGACGGTCGACGGGGCAAAGGGTTAGGCCATGGCTAGGTTCATCAACCACGTATCGATTAGTCAGTACTCGTTTGCGCTCAAAGCCGCCGACGCCGCCGTGCAAGGCAACGTCGCATTCGGCGACCCGGCGACTGGGAAGCTCACCATCACGCCGTCGCTCACCACGATCGCGGTCGGGCACTTCTTGGCGACAGTGACCGGCGACGGCACGACCAAGGTCGGCGTTCGGTTGTTCGCCGAGGTGCAAGCGTACTGGTTCACCAACGACACGGGCGGCGTCGTATCGCTCGCGTTTACGAGCGCGAACTACCTCAACGGGTCAACCGTGACGACCGCCGCGGGTCAAGTCGCGGGCTATGTGATCGAAGCCAACTCAGCGGCAGTGCTCATCGCGCCGCGCATCATCGCCGCTCCAGTCGCCGCCGACGCACCGGTGCCGTGACCTCACGTCAGATCAAAGGACATAGGCAAATCATATGATCATCGACCCAGCATTCCTCGGCTCACTCGAGTCGAACATGCGCGTGCTCTTCGACCAGAAGTACAAGTCGCTCAACGACGAAGCTTGGTGGCAAGTCTGCACGTATCAGAGCACAAGCCGCTCGCTCAAAGAGATCGTGTACTTCTCACTCGAGTCGGCGAAGTTGCACCGCGGGTACAAGGGCGGTTTCAAAGACTTCGACGAAATCCGCTACCTCAACACGGCGGTCGAAAACGAGTACACGCAGTCGGGCTTGGAGCTCACCGAAGCCGAGCTGTCGGACCTCGACGGCAACGGCGTGCAGTCGGCCACCAAGTGGATCGGCGAAATTGGCCAACTCACGGCGCACCATCCCCAACAGATGTTGGCGACCGCGATTCTCGCGAATCCGGTCACGTACGATCTGTTGACGTACTTCAACACGGCGCACTACACCAACGGCGTCGACACTGCCGATGGCGTGTACGCCAACGACCTGACCGGTGCGGCAGTAGGCTCGTACCCGGGCGCGTTGCCGATCGGCGGCGCAACCACGCTCGACCAAGCGGCGATCAATCTCACCAAGGCGATCGCGTACATCAAGTCGCTCAAGACGCCGACGGGCTACCCGCGCAAGTTGCGCATCAAGGCGTTGATCGTGCCGCCCGCGCTGTACGGTCGAGCGGTGCAACTCGTCATGGGTGCGTTCTTGCCGGGCGCAGCGGTGAGCGGCGGCGGCACCGCCGACAATAAGCCCTTGGCGGCATCGTGGGGCATCGGGCAACCGATCGCCGCCGATGAGTTGAGCGCGTCATTCACCAACGGCAGCGACTCGACGTACTACCTCGCGACCGAGTTCGTCGGCGAAGAAGCCGCGTTTATCTACAGCAACCGGCAACCGTTTGCCGTTCGGTACAACTCGGGCATGACCGATGCCGAGCTCGAACGCGCAGACAAACTGCAATGGACATGCAAGGGCCGTAACGGGCTTTTGCCGCTTCATCCCTACGGCTTGTTTCGTTTCAAGGCGACTTGAGGCGCACACGACGACACGGCACACGACGCGCGCGGTGACTCCATGGCATACCTAACGCAAGCACAGTTCCAACTGTACACGCTGGTACCGGCAGAGTTCGTCGCGCGCATCGACACGCAATACCCGGGCTTCATCGAGGCCCAGCTCGAGCTGCAATCGGCGTTCATCGACGCGCGACTGCGCAAGCGGTACGACGCACCGTTCAAGGCGCCTTACGCGCTCGTGTTGCAAGGATGGCTCGCGCGGCTCGTCACCATGAGTGTGTGGCTGCGCCGTGGTTTTTCGCCGACCGACGAAGACGCGCAGACCTATCAAGACCAGTACAACAAGACGTTGGACGAGCTCAAAGAAGCCGCCGACAGTGAAAACGGTTACCTCGACTTGCCGCTGCGCGCAGACACACGGGCGACCGGCATCGTCAACGCCGCGCCGCACGTGTACAGCGAAGCTGGCCCCTACGTTTGGATGACGGTGCAACGCCGCCGCGGGCGCGAAGAAGACTCAAACGGTGGGGGCACGTTTTCATGACGACCGCCGTCACCCGACTCGAAGAGCTCATCGGCAAGGTCAAGGACCTCGAGACGCTCGCACTGCGCGCGGCGCCCCAAGTCGCCAAGGTCGTCGAAGCGCACTTGCGTAAGACCATCGCCGCGGGCACCGACCCGTACGGCGTCACATGGGCACCGCGCAAGCACGACGGCGCACGCCCGCTCGTGAACGCCGACCAGACGCTCACCGTGACGGCGATCGGGCAACACGTCATCACTGAGATCCACGGCATCGACGCGCGGCACCATCACGGCTTCGTCAAAGGCAAGACCAAGCGCCCGGTGATTTTCACCAAGCCGCAGTTGCCGCCCGAGCTCGTCGTCGAAATCCGCAAGGTGCTCGACGCCGAGTACCAGCGCACGGTTGAGGCTACGCCATGACCGAAATCTTGGCGCTTGAAAATCTGTACAACGGCGTGCGCGCGTTTTTCGATGCGCAGGGTTGGGAGTGCTACCAGCCTTTCGGTTGGCGCGAGCCCGCGCAGCAACAGACCGCGCGCAATCGCATCGCATGGGTGCCCGGCGACCGAAGCGGCTTCATTGGCAACATGATTGGCCCGAGTCAACCGGGCGGTGTGCCGCGCTACCTCGCGACCATCAAAGAGACCTTCTACGTGCTGATTTCGACTTGGGCGGATGACGTCGAGCCCGAGACCGAGCTCCTGCAATGGCGCTCAACGCGCAAGCTCTTCGACCAGTGGTACACGGCGGCAACCTACGTCGCGCACGGGACCTTCGAGCTCGTGCGGCCCGAGTGGATACAGCTGCATAAAGAGCGGCGCTCGGGCACGGCGCTGGTCGTGACGATGACGATTCAGTCGCCGATCGCCGACCAGTCCAACGACACTGTGACGGCGCCGTCGCCGGTGCGTGGCGTGATCGATGTGACCGAGCTCGACGTGACCGAGCAAGTCATCGTCGGCGAGGCACCGATTGCGGTCGCCGCTTGCTCGACCGGCCCGCTCGTGCTCACCGGTGAGCAAACGGTCGACGACGTGTTGTGCCTCGACGGCGCGAGCGTGCTCGTCAACAATCAGACCGACTCGCGCGACAATGGGCTGTACACGGTCGTGCTCGCCGGCCCTTGGGTACGGACCGCCGACGTGCTCGTCGAAGGCTTTTTTGTGCAGGTGTTGCCGGGCGGCGCGGTCAACGGTGACACGGGCTACCAGCTGATTACCTCCGATCCTGTGGTCGTCGGCGTATCGCCGATCGTCTTCGAACTAGTTGGCCCGATAAGGACACAATCACCATGACTCAACCCGCGGTTACGATTACCGAACTCGACGGAGCGTTGGGCAATCTCGCGACGGGCGGATTGCTGGCGTTGATCGGCGTGAGCTCGGATGGCCCGCTCAACATGCCGGCGACATTCGCACGCATCGCCGACGTGCAAACCAACTTCGGTACTGGCCCGCTGGTCGAAGCCGCCGCCCGGGCGATCGACCTGTACGGGCAACCCGTGTGCGTGGTGCGTGCCGGCGAGGGATCGCCCGCGACGTACAGCGCCGTCGACGTGACGGGCGTCACGGGCACGTCGGTGGTCACGGTCGACGCGAGCGTCTTGCCCTACGACTCATACGAGGTCGTCGTGACGGTCGTGACGGGCGGCACGATCGCCGCCGCAGGGATTCAACTCACATACAGTCTCGATGACGGCATTACGACGAGCCAACCGCAAGCGCTCGGCGTCGATGACTTCTTTCTCATCACCGACGCGAACATCAAGGTCATGTTTGCGGCGGGCACGTTGGTTGCCGGCGACGTCGTCACGTTTTCGAGCTTCGCCGGCAAGCCGGACACGACGACGTACAACGCGGCGATCGATGCGCTTGGGCAATCGCAAATCTCGTGGCGTGTGTGCTCGATCCTTGGGCCGTTGACGCCCGCGGCGGCGGCGGGCATCGACCAGAAGTTTGTCGGGCTACAAGCCAAGCACAAGCCGCGGTATTTCTGCGCCAACACGGCGTTACCCGACTTCGTCGCCGGTCAATCCGAATCGGCGTACTTGTCGAGCACGGCGACGGCGTTTGCCGACTTCGCAACGACGTTCGGCACCATTTGCGCGGGCGCGGTGCAACTGCCGAGCTCGGTCTCGGGTCGACAGTACAAGTCACCGGTCAACTACGCGGCGGCGCCGCTCATCGCGAGCGTTGACGAAGACGTCGACGTCGCCGACATCAACATCGGCAACATCCCGGGCGCGCGATTGTCGGACAACAACGGCAACCCGATTCCAGGCTGTCACGACGAGTCTCTATACCCCGGGCTCGACGATGCACGGTTTCTGACGTTGCGTACTTGGGTCGGCGTCCAAGGCGTGTACGTCAACCGACCGCGGGTCATGTCGGCGACGGGCTCGGATTTCTATCTCGTGCCTCACCGCCTGATTATGAACATCGGCGAAGACGCGCTGTATCAGTACTTGATTCGGCGGCTCAACCAAGGTGTGCAGGTCAACAAGAAGACGGGCTACATCTTGGAGTCGGTCGCACTCGAGATCGAAGCGGGCGCGACCGCGGCGATGGTTGCCGTGTTGCTCGCCAAGCCGAAGGCGAGCGATTGCAGCTTCAAGTTGAGCCGCTTCGACAATGTGCTCGCGACCAAAACGTTGACCGGCGAAGCACGGAT